TATAGGAGGATCCTAAGGATTTAAATCTATTGTAGAACCACGAATGGTTGTACTGCCTGTTGTGTTGTGAGTTGTTGTGCCTTCTACTGTCTTTGTTTCTGACCCTTGTACATTAAGATTGTAATTTCCCCCTACATTAATATTCATATCAGAGCCGACATCAAAGTTAAACTGGCCTGTCTTTGTAACTACATTAAGGTTGCCGTTATCTACTTGTATATTAACATTTGCATTAGGTCCTACCTGTATGTCGTAATTGTTATTCTCTATACCACTCTTGTTAATAAAGACTTTATGGCGACCGTCTATGGTCACATCACTATTACCTTTTATGTAGTGTTTATTATCCTTTTGTGTAATATTAAAATAGCTGGCCATATTTAAATCTATTCTATTACCAGCCGTATCTATTTCATAACTTGTACCAGAGGCGTGCTGTTCGTATATTCTATAATGGTTTGTACGGATGCCGTCTTCGTCAACTGTAAACGAATCGTCATATTCTTTAATGTGGCCGCTTTCACTCTCAAACACGTGATTATATGGATAGACGGCATTGTATGTAATAGCAGGTTGAGACCAGTTGTCCGTGTCGCTGGCTGCGATATTAGACCCTACCTCGTCAAAGTCTGCTGTAGGCACTTGTTTAACCTCACCAGTTGGTTCTAGTCTATCTGCTATACGAGATGTTAGAGATGTATGTTCTTTGTCAGGATTGTTTACTGCGAGTCGATTGGTGTCCGGTTCAGCCATCTCTTTAGGATAAACCGAGATGTTTGTAGGCTGGCCGTCTTTATCTAATCTAAAGTTAGGATCATAAAAGCCGCTATCTGTATTACCTAATTCAGCCGGCTTGCCAGGTAAAGTTCCGACTATTACCATCTCTTGCATAAGGCCACTACCATCTCTAAAATATCCCCACACCCACGCACCTTCTACAATGAAACTCGGACTTTGTCCCAATCCAGAAATGCCTGCTGATGTAGTCGGTAATAGAACAGACGCCCAAGGCAAGTCTGCGGTTGCTATCTTATTCTTATTGCTAGTGTGAACACCTAAACATCTTACTCGCAGCCTGCCTAGTTTCTCAGGATCAAAACGATCCTCAACTACGCCTACGAAATGTTTAAACTCCGAAATTCCTAAGAAGGCCATTTAATTCCTACCGATATATGTTTATTTTTAATCACTACGCTATATGTCATTTTTAACTATTTAATTGTTTCCTACGCAAATCTTTATTCTGCTCTTGTATATCTGTATTATGTATATAACAATCACTATAACCCATAGAAGCCTTTGATATATCTACTCTATTTACTTTCTTGCCGAGCCAGGCAGTCGCTAGACTGACTTTATCTCCTAGTATTGTCCATATGCTGTGTGTGCCTTTGTAAAACTTATGGTATCTGTTGTAATATAATATACAGTCTATCTTATAGTGAGTATTCTCTATCATATTATTAAATTTGTCTTTACATCTTTTGCTGATGTCTTTAATCTGTGTTTTTATGTTCATTCTCATTATCTTTGCTCAGTTAATTGTTTTCTCTCATATTGTGGCAGTTGGCCAGCCGCTATCAAAAAAAATTCTGACTCTTAGCAACTCTATGCCTTGTCTATGTTATACTGCGAATAACTTAATCCTTCTTCGTTCTCTTGTCCTGTGAATAAATCTATATTATCCTCAGGTAGTCCTACACTATAACTGTCTTTTACTAGTTCTACGGTCATTGTGTGCGTTTTACTCATTTTTAAACCTACATTGTGTTTTATTTCTGTTATTAGATAACGACCAGTTAGATATGGGTCATTGTCTTTATCTGCGGAGTTCTTTAATTCTTTAAAACTAGGGTGTGTAAAGTGAACAACCTCACCTACACTTATGCCTGTAAATCCTGGTACCTTTATTTCAAGTATTATAGATGATAACGCTGCTTTCTGCGATATTCTCTTGTCGTCATTATGACTATGACCTAGGTATTCGTATTCATTGTGTACCTTTGATGTGCCTGAAACTAGATGTATTTTTGTGTCTGCATAATCTGATATTGTTTTACCTAGTGCAAAGTTAAAGAAAGGTACAACTGCCTTATCTTCTCCTTCTTCTAAATGATTTTGTTTTGTATAGTTTAAATGATAGTCAAATCTATCTACTGCAACTGTCTTATTAAAACTGTCGTGTGTAATAGTCTTACTAGCAAATGTACCATAGTTTAGTAATCGTAATGTGTCCACTTGACTTTTTATCTTAAAGTCTGATACTGCCTGCAAAGCGTTGATTATATCTCTATCACCTTTTTCATCTCTATATGCAACTATCTTTGGCGAATATCTTGCTCTTACTGGTTTAGGTGCGCCACCTTCTTCACAAAACATAGATTCAAATGTCTTATAATGAAATCCCTCTCCTGTTTCATAAAACTTATAACCTGAATTGTCAAAACTTTTTGATTCTGATAACATAGATATTTGTTTGATAGCGTGTAATGGTTTAACACGAGGTGCAATATACTTAGCAACTGTCTTTGTTTCTTCTATAATCAAGTTCTTTTTACTGTCTAAATCACTTCTTACTAAATCTTGTATTGCCTCATCTGTTGTACCTGTAAATGCTCTGGATACTTTTGATAAGTCATTCTTAACTCTTTCCATACTGCAAAATTCTAATGTGTATGATTGTGTTCTATCTTTTAACATTGCCTTATTTCTAATGCCTGTTATCATCATAGGGTGTCCTGATTTTACAGAAAAGTCATAACCTCTTTGTTCACCTGGTGTATATAATTTAAATTCTATTCTTTCAAATCCTGTTAAGGGTAACATACTGATTAAGTTAACACCGTCAATGATACCTACATCACCGTGTAAAAAAGGACTCTCTAAACTTTCATAGATATTTAATTCTAATACTTGGTCTGTTATGATTTGTCTGAATATACCCTCGTCACCTTCTCTATGATAAGGTATGATATGAACATCTGTTAGTATGAAGTTACCTGGTCGCTCTAATAAGGTATTGCTTGCGTTAAAATATGTCATTATTATCCACTCGTTAATTTCTCAAATTCCTCTATGAATATTTGTAAGTAAGCAGGGTCTAGTAATTTAATTTGTCGTTTTTCATCTTGTAGTCTATCTTCATATTCTCTATTACTGATTGATTGTGCTCCTACATCCGTAGATTGACATTCTATAAGGTGTGAATAATCGGCAGGTCCTTGTCCTGTTGTACGACCACTAGATTGTAGTTTCTCATAATGATGTACTGCTTCTGGATTGTCGTATTTGTTGTAAATATATTGTTCAAACTCTTGTATAGATAATGGCCAGCCATAGTATCTATCTGTTATATTGTTTGTTAATAATATTACCCAATGATATTGTGCATTACCAAAATGTCTGTATGCAACATCTTCAGGTTTCTCTCCACTTACTACATCATATTTGTCATATAAGGTTGCAACATCAAATGCTTTATCTCTTATTTTGACTCTTGTAAATAAATCTGTTAATAATTTTAAATTACCATCGCCTTTTAAATCGTAATACCCTTGTGAAAAATAATTGAAATACATTAAAATCCTTCAGATATAGTTTGTTTTGTCATAATTTCTGTTTCAGAAAATGTCAAATTTAATTTAGATATAACAGGCATAGCACCGTGAACATCTGATTTAAATGTATGGAATACACCTTCAGGTGCATAATCAACTGACATATCTTGTAATACACATCTACTAATTTTAGGTAAATATGTGTTGACTTTATCTCGGTAGTAATACATTATTTGAAATTCAGATGGCGTAATCATATATTTTTCGTTTGATACATCTGGTGCCATATGAAATTTAAATAACTGCATAATTTTATTTACTGAATCAACCTCTTTTTGATTTTTAGGTGCAAAGTCAAACTCAAAATTAAAACTTCTAAATGGTACAGATTGAAATGCTAATTCCATTCTCGGGTTAAGTGCTCTACCAGTTTGTTTTGTAAAGAAACCAGCAGCACCAGGAAATGCAACTTCAAGTGCCCCTTGCATAACTTGTCTACCTATCACACCACCTGTTTCCATTAACATACCTAATATATCTGTCATACCTTGACCAGCAGTTACATCACCTGACATAAAACTTGCAATATTCTTTTTGACATTACCACTTGCGTCTTTTAACATTGCTATATTTTTTGTTTCTGCTTGTTCATAAGTTGCCTTATAATCAAATTTTGCTGAGGCAGGAGTGTATAATATAATAGATGAACCAAGGTGTTTATGTGTCTGCGTTTGACCTTCTCTATGAAGACCTGATTTAGTACCTTTCAAAATAGATTGATCTAAACCTTGTTTCTTAAATCTTTCCCTTCTTTGTCGGTGTCCAGGTGATTCTCCTAAACCAAAATTGCTATCTATATTGCCAAATTTACTAGAAACGAAACTATTACGAGGTCCATCAGATTTCAATGATCTTGTATTCCATATTGTATCAAACATTATATAATGACCTTCACCTAAATTTGATGTTTCTTCAGGATAAAATACCATACCATATTTAAATGGGTCGTTATCTGCTGATAAGTGAGCGGTAGGCGATTTGTCTATGTCTAACCTAGACTTACTTGCTAGTTTAGCAGCAAGTTTAGTTGTGCTACCACCAGCAGCAAATTTTGACATTAATGTTTTGCCAATCTGATTTGCTATTTGACCTTTGATTACATTTGCTACTTTTGATGTCCAACTCATTTTTATATCCTTACTAAATATTGTTATAACTATTTATATGATATGAGCAAGTCTTTTAAGGGAATATATAAACCAACAAACCCTAAAAAATATGTTGGCAACCCAAATAATATAGTATATCGTTCACTTTTAGAGCGTAAATTTATGGTCTATTGTGATAACAATCCTGGCATAACAAATTGGGCAAGTGAAGAATTACCTATAAGATACTACAATCCTATTGACAAGAAATACCATAGATACTTTCCAGACTTCATACTAAAAACAGACAAAGGTAAAAAGATGTTGATTGAGATTAAACCCTCTCGTCAATGTGCTAGACCTAAACCACCTAAAAAGAAAACTAAATCGTATATGCGTGAGAGTTTTGAGTTTATTAAAAATCAGGCAAAGTGGAAAGCGGCAACTGTTTATGCTGAAGATAACGGTGCTGTGTTTAAAATAATTACTGAAAAAGATTTAGGTTA